TATAAAAATTACCACGAAGCGGATAAACAATATCCAGCTTGCCACCCTCATTGATGTCATCTCCAAGGGAAACGATTCTCAGCGAATGATTTGTGTCTGTAATTTCTACTGGAAAATTAAAGCTATTTGTATTTGCTACGGTGTCAATTACTGTCTTACCATTTTCTTTAATTGCTGTGTAGGAAATAATTCTTTCCCCCAAATAAAGAACGTCGGCATCCTGCCCATAGGCTGTTATTGTCTTGGCATACTTGCCAAACTTTACGCCTGTATAGTTTTCTACCATAAAGCGAGCAAACTTCTCAGCTTGCTGCATCTCATGGAAATGAATGTAGTTTTGATCCCCTTCTTCACGCCCAGCATGAAGTCTGGTATAAGCCTCAGAAATGGAGAGATATGGAGTTACAACAGAGTAATAATTTGTAGCAGTCATTGGGTTGCCGTCAATTGCGTAACTCCAAACAGCCTTCAGGCTCTTGTCTGTCATTACATAATTGTCTAGAACCCTAAAGGAATAGTGTCCTTCATCATTTATTTCAGGGTTTGCAAATCCACTGATGATTAGAACATCCGTGTCCCCGTCATAAATTGATACTGTCGGATTAGAATCCGCTAATCTTAATTCATCCTCTTCATATACATCAAGGTATATGTCTTGGGTGAGACCTGTGTATAACTCCATTAACTAATTAGGAGTAGAACTCCTGTACCTCCTTGGGAGTGGCAAGTCTGAAACCTTCCTGTGTATCAAAAATCTCCTGTGCGTCCTTTTCGGACATTACAATAAATGGATTTTCTTTTGTAAATGTAAACTCATTTACATCGTATCTTGGATTCATTCTTTCCATCTTTACTAGAACCTGGCCACCCTTAAGTTCGGTTACTGGCTTTGATCCTGTTGTTTTTCTTGGCTCTAGCTCTGCTTCAGCCTTTTCTGCATTATTAAAACTAGAATACATATCGTAGCTTACGCCCTCTTCTGCGAGTAGGGCAACTAGGTCTGCCTTATTCTTGGCTGACTCGTGGTCTACCGCAAAGGTTTCTGCGACCTTGCGAAGCTCTTCAAGCTTCATATTATTAAAAGACATTTATTCTCCTCTCAGTCTTTTCCTTCTAATTATAGCACCCATATGACTAAAGGGGAACCCTTTTTATGGGGTTCCCCTTTAGACTATTTAGTTTTTAAAGGTTGTTAGGCTGAAACTTTTACGTTCTTAACCACAACGAAAGCCTCTGGGTTTTCAATTGCACACCCTGTTCTTACGAACATTGTGTATTCAATTGTATCCTTCTTTGGCTTGAATTCACGGTAAACCTGGATTTCACGCTTGACACCAACAACAAAGTTGTTAGCAAATGTCAAGTGGATATCACCATGGTCACCTGTAGCACCTGAGTAATCTCCGTCACGAGTTTCATCGATTAGAGGAACCTCAACGACTGGAATACCAAATGCGAATGGAATTACTCCACCTGGAGCACCTGCTGGTCCGTTTGGATTTCCACGAAGAATTGAAGATGCAATGTCTTCTGGAGTTCCACCGTTACCGATAGATGTCAAGTTATAGAGATAATCCTGTACAAGGTTTGAACCTGTAAAGAAGCGTAGTTCATTACGACGCTGCTTGTACTTACGTGGCATAGCCTTGATTGCATTGTTGAATACCGCCTTGCTGATTGTTGCACCGCCTGCGTTGACAACGTTAGCTGATTCAAGTGCAAGTGCACGGAATCCCTTAAACGCTGACATTAGGCCTGTACCAGTTCCAACGCCGTTGATCAAAAGATCTTCGATGTCGTTACCAGCCTGAGTTGCCATAAGACGTGCAATGTGATCTTCGAGATCTGCACCTTCGATGTTATCTTCTAGTGCTTCGCTTGAAAGTTCCCAGTCAAGACGTAGTTTCTTTGTGGTAAGAGAAATCTTGGAGAATACAACTGCTGCATTAGCACCTGTTTGGGTAGCTTCTGTAGCAACTGTCATCAATCTAGTACCAACACCTACCTTATCGATGTCGGCAGTGTTAGAACGCATACGAACTGTTCTGGCTGCACGGGCAAGGATTGTAGCATCAAACATGTAATCAATGAAACGGTTTGCTTGCTCAGTATTGAGAAGACCACCATTTGCTGATCCAACGTTAGTTGTGTCTACTACTTTTTGTAGAATATCGCTCATTTTTTTATTTTCACCTCCGTTATTTTTATAGATTTAGATGTTGCGGACGCTGAGGAAATGCCCGCCCCACTTAGTGTTTGTTTTTTGTATTGTTACATCTGACCCGTCCAGATCAGAAGACTTACGAATCGCAGTATCCTTCTCTACTCCGTCGACCCTCTTTTCGACGCCTGAGATAGTTGACTTAATGTTATTGACAACCTCTGCGAGTTCATTATATTTATTGGTTACTTCAGCAATTTTCTGATCAACCTGTGATGCAAGGCTTGACACTGCTTCTGCAGTAGCAGTCTTGCTAATTTCTGTTGAAATGAAGCTTTTCATTTCGTCAAACATTTTTGCAAAGTCAGTCTCTTCAACTTCAACTTCGGAAATGTCTGCGGCTTCCTCAACAGCAGCAGGAGCTTCTTCAGCTTCTGCTTTCGGTGCCTCTTCGGTTGCTGGTGCTTCTGGAGCATCAGCTGACTTGGCGAGGTCCGTTTCTGTGACTTCTTCAACTTGAGCAACTTGCTCAGTTGTAGTCTCTTCAACGGTAGTTGTTGTATCTTCTGCCACAGTAACACCTCCTTCTGTGTTTTGATTTTCTTCAACCTGCTTTGCGATATCAGGTTGTACCTTAGACTGCTTGTATGCGTCAAGGATTCTTGAGATTTCTGCAGACTTGTTTGTATCTGCTGTTTCTACCCAACCAATCATTTCTAGATTCTTGTTTGTAGTTGGTGATGTAAATTCTGATTCTGTAGACAAATAAACTTCGTCTGTTTCCTTATCGTAAAAAACATTTTCTACTTGTACTTCTGTAGCGATTCCCTTAAATACAGTTCCGTCTACTGTCTTCTCAATAGAAACAATGTTTGAAAGTTGGTTTGCTGGATTGTCTACCAATGAAAGCTCTGTTAGATCATATTCTTTAATTACACGGATTGATTTTTCTAGTGTTGGATTATATTCGTCAACCGACTTGGTAATGTTACCGCCGATTGAGAAACCTGATAGTGTGCCATCAAGAACTTTTTCCCAAGTATCTTGTGCACCCTTTGATACGTATGCATTTACGAAAACTCCGCTGTACTCTTTTCCTGTTGACTTGTCAAACAGTTTTTCCTTGCGGAATGATACCATTTTGCCTACTGCAAGTGGCTGATGCATTTCACGAATATTCCCACGGAATCTTTCGAATGCTTTAGCAGAAGCGTCTGAAGAAACAATGTCTCCATGCTGATCAATATTGTCTAGTGTGGCGAAACCCGATACGATTCTTTTTTCTCTATCGACTTTTGCGATAGGCATCGATAGGCGGAGACTATCTCCGTCGGAATGCCAGTTTGCCTTTTTTATTTCCATAGCAACACTAATTTTATCAAGTATTTGTTAGTAATGCAAAATCAGGGCGCAACTCGACCATCACCTTGAGGATTTCTTGCTTCACCGTTAGAATCAGTAGCATTTGCGGTTCTTTCCTGATCTCTTCTACGGTTTCCTGTTCCCCTCGCAGTTTGGTCGGCGGCTTGCTGTCCTGTTAGGACAACTGGCTGATCGCCCCCTGGTATGCCAGGCATACCAAGTCTTGCACGAACTTCATTAGGCACAATGGTCTTCATTCGTAGGTAACGCTCATCAATCTTGGACTGTGTATCCTCGTCTGTGAGAGTAAGTTCATTAAATTTCAAAACAAAAGCATCCGTAAATTCTGCAATTAAACGGTTTAGCTTCTTCTCTAGATTTCTTTGTGCTGGTCTAGCAACCTGCTCTTTAAATGTCTTGTCTGCATCCTTTGCTGCTGCAAGGGATACGCCCTCTGGAAGTCCCAGCTTTGAGATAGGAGTTCTGTGAGCAATTAAAATTTCGTCTCTATTTTGCTGACGGTATTTGTTGAATGAGGAGTCTTGGACATCCGCCTCAACAGCTTCCATCTTAAACTCTACTTTATTTCCGTCATCATCTGCTGGTAGCGGAATATAGATAGATCTGTGGTTCTTACCCTTAAGGTTTGTTTGGAAGAACTCAAGCAACTTACGCTCAGCTTCACGGCTAAGTGTAGCTCCCTTTACTGTAATGATATATCTTGGAACAGCCTTGTTCTCAAAATAATCAAGGTTAAAGCGTGATGCAAATTCATCTCCTGCTAGCGCAGTCTTTGCTGGAATAATATCTGGCACACCATAATATCCGTTTGTTGGTGTGTACTTCTTAATGTGAATAACCTCGTTAGGTCTTTCATCATCACCAATTGGATTTGGTGTTGCCTTGTCTTGGAAGTTACGGAAGAAAACAACCTTGTTTCCAATTACCTGAACAAATCCATCACGGTCTTTTCTAACACGCATAGATGTTGCTGGAATATGGCCAACAAAGCCTATTTCTCCGTTTACTTTACGGCCAACTTCAATGTATCCATTTCCTGTGGCTTCAAAATCTAGGTATACCTTTGTAAGGGTTTCTGTGAATGTATCCTCTTGGTTCATAGACTCAAGTAGGTCGTATAGGTCTTCTCTCATCCGCTCTAATTTTGCACGGAATCTTTGTAGGCTTTCTGGTGTATCAGAAAGATCTGCTATCTTTTCTTTAGTAGCACGAGTGTGCGAAAAGTCATAGCCAAGCCCAACAATGTTTGCTGCCTTTGCATTACATGCCGCAAAGTGTGGTGAAGATACTTCATAAATCTTAGCCAAGTAGTCTAGGTTGTATGGCGGTGTAATAACATCAAGGATGTCATAACCCATGAGAATTTCTTGCTCATACTTCTTTGATCTTGCTTGTCCGTCTGCACCCTGCTGAAACTTTTGGATAAGACGTGTATTCTTTCTCTTAAAGTTTGGAGAGAATCCACGATACTTAGAAAGCTCTTCAGCCTTTACATAAAAGGGATCAGATTCGTCCGCTGGTCTTTCTGTGAAAAAGTCACCAGAAAGAACTGCAGATACTTCATTTAAATTATCTTCAACTGCGTCTGACATTAATCATTCCTCAAATTCTTTAGACTATCTTTGTATTCACCAATGTCCAATGGATCTGGTGTTAGTCCCCACTTCAGCCTCTGTTGCTGTTCCTCATATTCTTCATCGTTAATTTGTCTTTGACCCGACAAAAATACTGCTTGACCGCTATGAATTCCATAGCCTTTGATAGCTTCGGTAAGAGCGTTAATTCTATTTTGATCTCCCTTGAATGCAGAGACTGATAAATAATTACCGTTATCGTCTCCTACCCAGCGTCCGTCTGGCATCTGCCAAACATATACTCCTAGGCGGGTCTCCTCAACAATAGATGTTTTAATTGTTTTCATATAGTAATGATACCATCTTTTATTGCCAAAGTCTATACTTTGTACTAGAATGTGACAACTTTATGCTGTTTGCCAAGCAACTTTGTACGGGATTAGGCCATAATCGATTATATTGAAGGAAACTTGTTCCTGACCTAGGCCCTCCTGTGGGTATCCGACAAGAACCTCGTATTCTGTCTCTGCATCAAATTGGTCTAAGGTGTAGGCAGCCATTGCAAATAGACCCAAGGTAATATCTGTTTGATTTGCTCCTGCGTCGTCTGCTCCAACATATATATCTGTTCCAGCATTTATTTTTGATGTTGAGGTTAATACGACATGAACCCAATCATTTACCATAGCCTGATTGTCAAATGTCTCCTGACCATTTACATACATCTTAGAGAATCCTGGGTGTTGCCATGCTGACCCGTCCCAATATAAAGACTTTGATCCAGACTCCAGAATGTACCTATTTGCCACTAAAGGTTCATTTATCTTAAAGACTAAAGAAATAGACTTTGTTCCATTAAACCCGCCAGAGTCATAATTACTTGATTGTGACGGGATCTTCAAATATGAGTTACCAGATAATCTAATACCAGACTGATCCAGTCTATCCAATATCTCAACATCGTCATCAAAGATAACGCAACTGTCTGGATTTACTATTACGGCAGCTTCATTTGTATTATCTGAAACTACCCGCTTCATTCCTTGGGTATATGCATATAGCCCAATG